ACCTGTGTACCGGAGCGTGGATGGAAGTCGCGGATTGTATCCGCGCCTGAAGCTCACGCTACGGTCGCAGGCACCGTCCTCAACAAAGCGCTCCTCCGAGGAGTGCGCCGTTGGGGACCGTGTTCCGCCTTCTTGAAAGGCGACCGAAGGTCGGCCGTGGAAACTGTTATTGGGGAGACGTCGTCTCACGACCCAATAGTTTCCACCGACCTCTCGGCGGCGACGGATCGACTCCCTCATGACTTGATCTTTTCGATCGTCAGTGGGATTGTCGACGGATGGGATGGACTACCAGACCTTTGGTCCGAAGCCTTGTTCGCCCTTACGGGTCCACAAGAGCTTTCCTACCCATGGGGGCAGACTGTCTCCTCCTCTTGCGGTGTTTTGATGGGACTAGGGCCCTCGTGGCCCGTGATGTCCGTCATACACGCTTGGTGGATGGAGGCAGCGCTGCGCTCAGTAGGAGAACACCCAAAGCGCTGGATGAAGTCTGCTGCCATAGGCGGCGACGACTTGATCGCGCGTTGGCCGTCCAAGGTGTTGTCGGCCTACCGCCGGATCGTTTCCCGTTGTAACGGAAAAGTTTCGGTCGGTAAGGACTACACGTCTTGGACGGGTGGCAACTTCACCGAAATGTCATTTTTGGTGGAGCCCGGTGTTCCTGGTTTGGTCTGGTCGAGGGCAATTCCTACCAAGGGACTCGTTGGAACGAGCATCGACGAGATCGGTGCATCGTACGAGTCCCTTGGCTCCGATTCCGGTAGAGCGAACCGGGGGAGAAGGGTCATAAAAACCCTTCACCCTACGGCCTGGAAGCGGTGCAGAGACGTTCGCGTCTCTCCCGCTCTTCCTCGCTCTCTCGGAGGCGCTGGCCTTCCGCCTCGGGAGGGATCTGTTGCAAGGGTTGACATTCCCCTGCTCCAGCGGCTTGCTCTCGGCCGGTTCCTGTATGGATCCGGTCAGGATCAAGTGCCGTTGGGTCCACCCTCATGGGTGGACGCTGGAGATCCCTCTTCTTGGGAGGCACGTCAGCGTGCGGAGCGCCGGCTGGAGGAAGTGATGAACTTTGGGTTGCTGTCTTACAGCACCGACCCCATTGTTCCGGGTGCGAGCGTTACCGCTCGACTCGTGGTTGACCAGATGGC